GCGATGATTTCGACCGTGCGCGTCCGCTTCGTGCGCGAGTCGGCGCCCAACAATATGCTCTGCGTCTGTCGACGCCATCTGAGCGAACGGCAGCGCATCATCGGAGCCACGGTCATCAGCTGCAAGGGATGCGGACAATGGCTCTACGCAATTTCACCCCGCCGCACTGCGTGGGGCCGCCACGACGACGGATCCGGCGGAGCCGGCTATGCCCTCGATTTCATCGCCGATCGCGTACTCACGTTCGGCATCACAGAATTCGAGATGGAAACGATCCAGCGCGAGCACCTCAATCCGATCGAGGCACTCCTCTTCCTGGGAACGCTTCAACTCCCGCGCGTGACTGTTGCGTAGCGAGCCATGTCATCCTAACATGCTTCCTCAACACGTCCGCATTACTTCAGCGGCCAGAACGCGCTTTGATCCTCCGGCGCGTCTGGCCGCGTGTGCATCACGGTGCTGTCCATGGCGGATCCAGAGCTCGAGCACCCGACCTGGGAAGAGATCGACGCGCTCGCGCAGCTCTCACGCGAACGCGAGGAATACCTACGTCCGCTTGGATTGTTTAATACGGGGTGGCAAACGACTGACGCGATCGAGTCGCTATTGGGGAAACTCCGCCGCAACTATCACGAGCTCAATAGGAGGGCCACGTGATCACGATGCGGATTGATATGGCGGGCCTGACTGAGTCGATCGAAAGCTTTAGGGATCAGATTCCGTTTGCGACCTCGCTAGCTCTCAACCGCGTCGCGAACGCTGCGCAGACGGCAGAGAGATCAGGAATCACAGAGCGATTCACAATCCGGCGTCCGTGGGTTCTACAAGGCGTGAAGATTGAAAGTCGAGACCGGTCCACGAAACGAAATCTGCAGGTCACGATCGGGATCGATGCGCAGCGCAGCTTCCTCTCGAAGTTCGAAGTCGGCGGCACAAAGGTTCCGCTTGGAACAGGCAAAGCTATAGCGATTCCAGAAGTAGGCGGCGCGATTCCAGATATTCAATCCATTGTTCCAAAAAACAGACGGCCGAAAGCATTCAACTTCGTAAGGCGCGCTCCGAATCGGCCGTCAGACTTCACAGTAAAAGAAGGCTCTCAGCGGACGTTCCTTATTCAACGCGCCGACGGAAGTGGCTTGATCTTTCAGCGGACAGGAAAAGGATCGTCAGCCCGAGATCGTTCGCAGTCAGCTGGCCACGACGACAATCTGAAGCTTTTGTACGTACTGACTCCTCGCGTGAAAATACCAGCTGAGCTCGAGTTCGCAACGACGATCGAGCGCGTGGTCACTGAACAGTTCGCGCAGATCTTCGCGCAAGCGTTCGAAGAAGCGAAAGCGAGCGCGCGCTGATTACGTGCGCCCAGTAAAGAGATTACCAACGTCGAGTAAACAAGTCGAGAAATGATGGGACTGAGACAGAATCGATCGACGAACAGGCCGGAGGTAGGCTCAAAGGTACTCCCAGCGCTATGCACGCGGGTGTCGAGCGACCGCGGTCTGCCCCTAGCGCCAGACTTTTGACCGTTGCTTCCCATCCCTTCGATCAATGACGCCGCCTAACGCTGTACGACCTGCGCTCACCCCGCAGGAATGGACGCAAGGGGCCTTGGATCTCGCGCTCGACCTGGTTGACGCCTCTCTAGTGTCCAGTCATCCCTTTTGGGGTGAGCTCGAGGCGATAGGCGAGCAACCGCCCTGGCTTCAGATCTATTGGAACAACGCGAGCGACACCTGTCTCGTGAGTCGTCGGCATGGGCTCGCGGCGCTATGCCTGCACGAGCAGCCGTTCGGGTTCACGCGCGGAGACGTCATCGATCTCGCCACCGCGGTGAACGACGCGCGCCAGCTCGCGATCGCGGCGCCGCAGCTGCGCGAGCAGTCGAACGCCCTAGCCGCTCGGCTCAGCAACCTCGCAGAGCGCATCGCAGCGTTGCTTCCACCAGCGAACGATGCCTAACATCGGCGCTCAGTGGCCGAAGCTCATGGGGCCCGATCTCAAGCCGTTCCGCCTCGCGGAGTTCCTTCGAATGCTCGGCGCACACTTCGACCAGGACAGCTGCGAGCTCTGGGTCGATGGCGTTCGCCTGACGCCTCAGCAGGTAAACACGATCTGCGAAGGCCTGGCGCGAGGCATCGATGCCTCTTCCTGAGAACGTCTCGCGCGCCGAGCTCGCGTGGCTCTTCGGTCGCGACGAGCGCACGATCACCAGCTATCGGCAGGAAGGCATCCCGTGCAAGGTGCGCGGGACGCGCGTGTCGTACCCGCTCGTCCGCGCGGTCAAGTGGCTCCTCGAGAAAGAGAAGAAGTCGAGCGCCGGCGACGGCGAGTCGGTTAGGCAACGCCGCGCGGCGGCCGAGCTCCGGAAGATCGAACTCGAGGTGGCGCAGACCGAGGAGCTGCTCATCCCGCTCGAGGTCCACGAAGTGCGCCTCGAGAAGCTCACCGAGAAGCTCGCCGCGGCGTGCAAGGGGCTGGGCAAGTACGCCGGCGAGGTGCAGCGTGCGGCGACCGACGTCGACGCGGCCCAGCTCCTCGAGCGGATCAGTGACGAGTTGCTTCGATCGCTCATGGCCGTCGGCGATGGTGTGGACGACCTGATCGATGCCGACGAAGCCCCAGCCGAAACCGCCGCCTAAACCGACGGATCTCCCAGGCGCGCATACGCGCGCCGCCCAGGTCGAGCGTCGAGTACTCCGCGCGGTGTTCAGACCACCGCCGCGGATGTCGGTGACGCAATGGGCCGACAGCTTTCGCTATCTCTCGGCCGAGTCCTCCGCCGAGATCGGGAAGTACTCGAGCGACCGGGCGCCGTACCAACGCGGGCCAATGGAGGCGCTGTCGGACCCGCGCGTGAGCGAAGTCGTGCTCATGTTCGCGTCGCAGCTGGGCAAGACAGAAATCATCAACAACTTCGCCGGCAAGCGGATCCACCTCGAGCCGGGTCCGATGCTCGTGTTGCTTCCGACGCTGACGATGGCCGATGCGTGGTCCAAAGATCGGCTCGCGCCAATGGTGCGCGACACGCCGGTATTGCGCGGGCTCGTGCGCGATGCGCGCTCGCGCGATTCGGACAACACGATCCTGCACAAGAAATTCCCCGGCGGACACATCACCATCGCGGGCGCGAATTCGCCGGCGTCGCTCGCCTCACGCCCGATCCGCGACGTGCTGTGCGACGAGATCGATCGCTATCCCGCGAGCGCCGGCGCAGAAGGCGATCCGATCGGTCTCGCCGATCGACGCACGTCGACGTTCAGCAACCGGAAGAAGATCCGCGCGAGCTCGCCGACGATCAAAGGCCGGAGCGCGATCGAGAAGCGGTACGGAGACTCGACGCAGGAGAAATGGCATGTCCCGTGTCCACACTGCGGCCACGAGCAGATCCTCCGTTGGGGCGGCGTCGATACGCCGTACGGCATCAAGTGGGACGCCGGCCATCCGGAGGGCGCGCACTACGTATGCGAGAGCTGCGCGGCCGTAATCGAGGAGTCCTGGAAGACGTGGATGAACGCGCGCGGCCGCTGGGTCGCCGACAATCCCGGCCATCCCACGCGCGGGTTCTGGCTCAACGCGCTCGTCTCGCCTTGGGCCAAATGGGGCGATCTCGTGCGCGAATGGCTCGAGGTGAAGAGCGACCCCATCAGACTCCGCCAGTTCGTCAACACTGTGTTTGCGGAGACCTGGGAGGATGAGGGGGCGAGTGTCGATGCGCACGTGCTCTTCAGCCGCCTCGAGAAGTATCCCGCCGCCGCGCCTAACGGAGTCGGCGTGCTGGTGCGGAGCGTCGACACGCAGGACGATCGCATCGAGACCAGCGTCTGGGGCTTCGGCGCCGGCGAGGAAGCCTGGCTCATCGAGCACGAGATCATCCCAGGGGATCCGGGGATCCCGTACGGTGCGCTGCATTCGCCGTGGAACGAGCTCGATCACCAGCTGGCGCGCACCTACGCGCACGAAGGCGGCGCTGCGCTCGCGCCGCTCGTGACATTCGTCGACGCCGGCGGCCACCACGCGAAAGAGGTCTACCAGTTCTGCCGCGCGCGCGTGAACCGCCGCGTGTTCGCGATCCACGGCTCGACCATGGAGGGCGCGCCGCTCCTCGGCCGGCCGACGCGCAACAATTCGGCGAAGACGATTCTCTACCCCGTCGGCAGCTTCACCGGGAAAGAGTCGGCGATGGCGCGGTTCGGGAAGGTGAGAGAGCCTGGACCGGGCTACATCCATCTCCCGGATTGGCTCGACAGCGAGCAGCTCAACCAGTTCACCAACGAAAAGCTCGTCACGCGCATCGTCGGCGGCCGCCCGAAACGCGTGTGGATCGTCACCGGTCGCAATGAGCAGCTCGATCTCCTCGTGTACGCGATGGCGGCGCTCCAGGCGCTCGGCGTCGCGACGGTCAGGAACCTGGGCGCGATCGCCAAGCAGGTGCAGGAGAAAGGCGTTTCGCTACGCGCGAAACAGCAGTCCGGGCAGTCGGGCGAGGACGAAAAACCGCCCGACGACGAGCCGCCGGCGCGCAACTGGGTGACAGGCTGGCGTCGTTAGCTGTTGCGTTGCGAGCGGTCAACACGTCATATTGGCCGACAACACATCCGTCACGCTGACGGCCCTTCGCCCAACTCTGGGCGCGGGGCCGTTTTTCTTTTGCAGCCGCCTATGTGACAGCTCCAGAGACTCCGCGGCACGTTCCGCACGAGCTCACGCCAGGCGATTCGTGGAATTTCCAGTTGACGTTCGGCGACTATCCGCCGAGCGATGGCTGGACCCTCATGCTGTCGCTCCGCGGCCCGGCGGCGACGGATCCGGCGAAGGGTGAGATCGACATCACCGCCGAAGCGACCACCGACAACAGCTCCTACCTCCTGAGCGCCAGCGCAGACGAGACTGCGCCGCTCGTGCCCGGGAAATATCTGTGGGTCGCATTCGTTCAGCGCGTGGTCGATGCCCAGCAACAGCGCGTCTCCATTCACCGCGGCGTCACCACGCTGCTCCAGCAGCTGCAGGAGGCCGCCGCGGGCGACACCACGACGCACAACGAGCGGATGCTCGCGGCGATCGAGGCGCTAATCGAAGGGCGGACCACGTCCGACGTCGAGTACTACCAGATCGCAGGCCGTGCGCTGACGAAGATTCCGGTCAAGGAACTCATGGCCTACCGCTCGAAGTACGCGAGCGCGGTGTGGCGGGAGCGGCACCCGCATGAAACGGCTCCCGTGCGCATGGTGAGGTTCCGATGACCGCGCTCGCCTTCCGCGCCCGCGTCGCGCTCCGGAGCGCGCGCACCACGATCGGCCGCGGCGCCGCAGAGATGGTCCTGTCGTTCGCGATCCTGATCGGCTGGACGCTTCTCACGTTAGGCATTGCCACGATCGCCGGCGCGCGCGCGCGTGTGGTGTATCTCATCTCGGCTGGTGTCTTCCTGCTCTCGCTCGCCGGCTGGAAGCTGCTCTACCGGCTCGCGGCGGATGGCCTCTACGTGCTCACCCGGAAGTCACGTGGCTAATCCGTTCGCGGCCGCGGCGGCCCAGGTCCGCGCGAACGCAGGCGCGCGCCTCTCCGCGGGCGCGATGACATTCGCCGGCGCGAACCTCGGCCGACTCTACGAGGATTTCGAAGCGGGAAATCTCAGTCCGGACTTCGAGCTGCGCCTGGGAAACAGGCTTCTGCGCGCTCGAGCGCGGCGATTGGTGCGCGATAACGGATACATCGCCGGATTTGTTGGCGATCTGCGCACAAATATCATCGGACCGACCGGAATCAAGCTCAAACCACGCGTCAAAAAGCAGGATGATGAGCTGCATCAGGCGACGAACGACAATATCGGGCGCGCCTGGGCCGACTGGAGTCTCGCGGAGCACTGTAGCGCCGATCGACACGACGATTGGCCATCGATGCAGCGGCTCATCATGGCGACCATCGCGGTCGACGGCGAATGCATCATCCGGAAGCTCCCCTATTTCGACAATCCGCACGGCTTCGCACTGCAGCTGATCGACCCCGACCAGCTGGACGAGTACTACAACCGGCTTCCTGACGTGTCCGGCGGCTCGAACGAGATCCGGATGGGCGTCGAGGTCGACAAGTACTTCGCGCCCGTCGCGTATCACATCTGGAATCGGCATCCAGCGGACGGTGGGCTCCGGATGCGCGAGCGCATCGACGCAAGCGAGATCATTCACCTCTTCGTTCGCTATCGGCCGAATCAGACGCGCGGCGTCACCTGGCTAGCACCGGTGATCACCGACTCATGGATGTACAGCGGTTACACGGAAGCGGAGCTCGTCGCCGCACGGGTGCACGCAGCGCAGATGGGCGTGATCAAAACGATCGATCCGACCAACGGTCCGCCTGTCGATGTGAACGAGGAGACTAAGCAGCGCCACATCACGGCGCAGGCGGGGACGTTCCCAGAGCTCCCGCCGGGCACCGAGCTGCAAATGTTCGCGCCCGAGCACCCGTCGACCGCGTTCAAGGATTTCACGAACACGATTCTCCGCGGCGTCGCGCGTGGGTTAGGCCCGAGTTACATGACGTTCACCGGGGACTTGAACGGTACGTCGTACAGCTCCGGACGCATCGGCCTCCTCGCCGAGCGCGATCTCTATCGCACGATCCAATTCTGGCTCATGTCGTCGCTCTGCCGGCCGGTGTACGGCGACTGGCTGCGCAATGCGCTCCTCGCGGGCGCGCTCGAGCTCGACTCTCGGCTTGCGAGCGACTACACCGACGTCGCGTGGAAGGCGCGCGGCTGGCAATGGGTCGATCCGCTCAAGGATGTGCAGGCGCGGATCCTCGGGATCCAGCACGGCATGGACAGCCGCACCGACGCGCTCGACGACGAAGGCGAGGATCTCGAGGACACGTTCCAGAACCTCAAGCGCGAACAGGAGCTCGCCGACAAGTACGACATCACCATCGTGCCCGCCGCGCCGCTCAAGCCGCGTCCGTGGGGCACGCCATCGCAGGCCGATGAGGAAGAAGCGGCCGATGAATCGGACGACGCGAACGACAACAATAAAAAGGGAGCGCTCGTGCTCCGAGCGGCGGTCTAACGATGCCAAAGTACGACGCGGTTCTGCGGGCGGTCTCCTCGGTGCCCTGGCTCATCGACGAGCCGAAGGCGCGCCAGATCCTCGATGTCCTGCGCGTGCGCGCAAACGGCGGCCGCATCGCCGAGACAGAGATCCGGCGCATCACGGCGCAAGCGAAACGCAATCGCGGCCCTGCACTCGCCGCCGGCGGGAAGGTCGCCGTGCTGCCGGTGTACGGCGTGATGTCGCCGCGCATGAACATGATGACCCGCTATTCGGGCGGCACGTCAGCCGAGCAGCTCGGCGCCGAGATCACCGCGTTAGCACGCGACCCGTCGGTGAGCGCGATCGTGCTCGACATGGACTCGCCTGGCGGCGCCGCGACCGGGGTTCCCGAGCTCGCCGCGCAGATCCGCGCGGCCGCGCAGGACAAGAAGATCATCGCGATGGTCAATCACCTCGCTGCGAGTGCCGCGTACTGGGTCGCGAGCCAGGCCTCGGAAGTGGTATGCACGCCGTCGGGTGAAGTGGGCTCGATTGGCGTGTACATGGTGCACCTGGACGAGTCACAGATGTTGGCCGACGCCGGCATCACGCCGACGATCGTTCGCGCCGGCAAGTACAAGGCCGAGGGCAATTCGCTCGAGCCGTTAGGCGAGGACGCGAAGGCCGCGATGCAAGCCGTGATCGACGAGTGGTATGGGAAGTTCACCGCCGCGGTGGCCACAGGTCGCGGCACGACGGTGAAAGATGTCCGCCAGAACTTCGGCGAGGGGCGCTGCGTGTCGTCGGCCCAAGCGCTCAAAGCGGGGATGATCGATCGCATCGCGACGATGGACGATCTCCTGGGCGAGCTCACGGGCGGCGCCGGCGTCACGAACGGCCGCCGCGCGATCTCACCGATGCGCCGCGTCGCGATTCGCGACGGCTTCGTGGTCGTGGCATTCGAACACAGCTGGAGCAACACCGTGAGCGACGAGCCGGATTGGGGCTCGGTCGACAAATCGGCGCTGCCGCGCATCGCGTTCGCCGACAAGGGCGAGGCCGGGAAGAAATCGACGTGGAGCTACCCGCACCATTTCGTCACAGGCGGGACGAAGAAAGACGAGAACGGTGTGTGGACGGATGGCGCGCTCCACGTGCACACGGGCGGTGTCAACGCCGCGTGGAGCGCCGCGCAGGGCGGCCGCAGCGGCGAGAAAGCATCGCAAGCCGTGATCGATCACCTGCAGCATCATCGCCGTGCGTTAGGCCTCGACAAGAGCGACAAGACGGACGGGAAAGAGAGCCACCTCGCCGGCGCTGGCCAGATCGCAGCGGCCGCCATGAGCGGAGGCCTCTTCCTGGATCCGTTCGCACCGCTCGCCGCGATCTTCGTCGCGGACTCCATGCCGGACGATGAGGAGGACCAGGAGTTCGAAGATCCCGACATGCCCGATGACGAAGACGAGGAGGATGATGAGGACGGCGGGGACGACGAAGACACGGAAACCGAGCCCCAGGTGGGCAAGAAAAAGTCGAAGCGCGCCGCGCCTCCGCCTAACGACGAGGAGTGCGACGGCGGCGACGACGAATACGCGGACGACAATCCGAACGCGCGCGCTGGCCGCGGGGACGCGGCGCGCACCAACAGTAGATCCCCGCATCAACCGGCCCCCAGGGCCGAGGAGAGCACCGTGAGTGCACCAAGCACGGGAGCCCCTGGCGGGGCCCCAGCCGCGGCCGACGCGGTTCAGGAGGAGCGGAAGCGCGCGAAAGAAATCCGCGCACTCTGCCGCGATCACAAAGTGGATCCCGAGCAGGCAGACGCGATCGTCGACAGCGGTTGCTCCGTCGATCAGGCGGCGCTCCGGATCCTCGAGCTGTCACGCGCCAAACGCGCCGCTGCGGCGCCCGTCATCACCGGCGTCACCGACCGCAGCGAGGGCCACGAGTTCGCCGACGTCGGCGAGCAGCTCGTCGCCGTCGTGCAGGCCGGGCGGCCCGGTGGACGCGTGGATCCGCGGCTCGATCGCATCAACCGGCGCATCCTCGCCAGCGCCGATGGCATGAACGAAACGACCGGATCGGATGGCGGCTTCTTCCTGCAGCCGGAGCTTCTCCCCGGCGTGCTGACGCCCGTGTACGAAGAGGATCCGATCCTCTCGCGCGTCACGCGCATCCCGATCGGGTCCGCAACGGAAGCGATCAAGCTCAACATCGTCGACGAGACGAACCGCGGGAACGGATCGCGCTGGGGTGGCATCCAGATGTTCATGGCGGCCGAGGCGGACCAGGGCACGCCGAAGAAGCCCAAGATGCGCCAGGACGAGCTCGCGCTACACAAGGTGATCGGACTCGCGTATCTGACCAACGAACTGCAGCAGGATGCGCCGGCGGCCGGCGCGCTGCTCACGAACGCGTTCCAGGCAGAGCTCCAGTTCATCACGGCGGACAAGATCTGGCGCGGCAAGGGCGCAGGCGAGCCGTTAGGCTGGCTCAACTCCAACTGCATCGTGTCGCAGGCAATCGAAGCGGGCCAGACGCTCGCGAACAGCAACCAGAGCATCGCGAAGAACCTCGCGAACATGCTCACGCACATCCCGAGCGGGCTCAAGAAAAACACGGTCTGGTTGTACAACCAGGAATTCCTGCCGACGCTCGTCACCGCCGTCGTGGGCACCGGCGGATCGGCCGTGCCGGTCTTCCTCGGCGCGAACGGTATCTCCGGCCGGCCGTACGACACGATCTTCGGTCTCCCCGCCTTCGAAAGCGAGCTCGCCGAAGCGCCGGGAACGCCGGGCGACATCGTCGCCGTCGTGCCCAACCAGTTCCTGTTCGGCGACAAAGGCGGATCGCAGATCGCGATGTCGCTGCACTTCAAGTTCGACACCGACCAGCAAGCGCTCCGGATCACGTATCGCTTTGGCGGGCTGCCGGTGTGGAACAAGTCCGTGACGCCCTACAAGGGCGCGGCACAGCGGAGCCCGTTCGTCACGCTGGCGGCGCGGTCCTAACCGCCGACTGACGAGAGGACGAGACACGCAGAATCACCGGGCGGCGGCGCCTCGCACCGTTAGGCGCCGCGCCCTTCACTCTTCTTTCGAGGGCTTCAGGCAATGTCCACGCATTTCACGCTTCCCGAGGAAGCGAGCATCGTCGAGGCACTGGCTCCCGCCGCGGACGCCGCGGGCCGGAGCGGCGCCTGGGTCTCGCTCAAGAACGCCTACAAGGCATACGTCAAAGCGCACATCGCCCAGGGCAACGCGGCGACGGTCGAGCTCATCATCCAGCAAGCGCAGGACGTGTCCGGCACGGGCGCCAAGGTGATCACGAAGAACGCCCGCATTTGGGCGTGCCTCGCCACGGACACGAGCGACGCGTTAGTCCGGCAGACGGATGCCGTCAACTTCACGACGGATGCGGCGCTGAAAGACAAGGTCGTGGTAATCGAGATCGATCCCGCCACGCTGGACATCGACGGCGGCTTCGACTGCATTCGCGTGCAGACCGGCGCGTCCAACGCCGCGAACCTCACCGAGGCCGTGTACATCCTCACGCCGCTCCGCTATGCGGGTTCGCCGCCTCCGACGGCGATCGCGAACTGACGCCCTCATTCACGAATCCCGAGAGCTCACCATTCACTGAGGGTTTCAGCCGATGTTCACTCACAAAACCGGCATCACGTACTCGTCGGATGCCGGCACAATCACGTCGACGACCGAGACGTTCCAGGGCGACGGCGAATCGAATTACGACGGGTCGATCCCGGCGAA